ACGCTACGCCAGCGCGTGCTGGCCGCTGGCCCGCTGTGCCGCACCTGCGACGCCGAGGGCCGGGTGACGCTGGCCACGGTTGTCGATCACGTGGTGCCGCACCGGGGCAATCTGGCGTTGGCGTATGACCCGGCCAACCTGGCCCCGCTGTGCCATCGCTGCCATAGCCGGAAGACGGCCTACGAGGTGTGGCATGGCCGCTAACCTGCGCCGGTTCAGCCTGCGCGACCTGGCCGAGATGGAAGCGGACCTGACCGAGGATGTGCCGCATTACCTGCTGCCGCTGCTGCGCCAGTGCCAGGACCAGCTGCGGGAACTCGAGCGGCTGCGGGTGGCGCTGGTCAAGGCGCGTGCTGCCGTCATGCATCTCGGCCAGCAGCAATCGATCCCAGACGACGATTCGTGGTCGATGGACCTGATTGACATCGACGCCGCCCTCGCGGCGCAGGAGGCGTGATGACGTTGTCTCTGGTGGTGGTAATCGCATTCGTGGCGGGGCTACTCACGCTGCCCGTCTACCTCGCCGTGGACGAGTGGGCCGCAGATCGGCGGCAGGCGCGGTGGAACCGAGAAGAGCAGGCCCGTTGGAAGGCCGAGCAGGAGGCCAACCGTGGCGAGTGAGCCGTTGACGCGTTGGGCTCTCACGGGCGAAGGCGGCATTAGGTGGCGTGCGGCCGAAGACGGCCCGTGGGTACTACACAGGGACGTTCACGCCGCCCTCACCGCCGTCACCGCCGAGCGGGACCGGCTGAAGGCGCTGGTGGAGCGGCAGGGCACCACGAACGAGTGGTTGGGGGCGCGTGTGCGGGAACTCAGGGCCGCGCTGTCTCGCATTGCGGCGACATGCGCGTGTGACGGCGCAAGTCGAGCCAAGGCCGCACTTCAGGCTGACGACGTTCCGCCTCCCGGCCACGCCCACCCCCGCCCCTGCAGCATCTGCCGCAGGGAGGACTGTACGACGGAGCATGCCTGTGAGTGACCAGCCGCAGTATCAGTGCGCCAGGTGTCAGTGGTTCGATGCTGTCGATACGTATCACGGGCTGTGCCGGAAGGATCTACCACGCTTTGCGGGTGGCGGCTCTCAGGCGGCGGCATGGCCCCTGGTGTTCAACCCCAAGATTCATTGGTGTGGCCAGTTCAGCCCCAAGCGCCACGCCCCCTGGACGGCAACGACAAGTGTCATCGACCTACTGAATGACGCCATCAATGGCGTGGACATCCCACCCCCCACCGGCCACACCCACCCCCGCCCCTGCAGCATCTGCCGCAGGGAGGACTGTACGGTGATCCATGCATGCGAATGACGGCGGCCACGCTCACGCCAGCAGAGCGCGAGCTGTACGAGGAGCGGGCTGCCATCCGCGAATTCGAGGGCGGCCTGCCACGCGCTGAGGCGGAACGGGCGGCGCTGGCGGATGTGCTGCGGATGCGGCAGGCGCTGGGTGGCGACAGTGCAGGAAGTACACGACTGGCCGATGCGGCACGGTAGAAATTACACAGTGTCACCTAGGGAGGACGTCACCAATCTCTGGCGACTTAGGGCAGATGACCACCACGGTAGCCTCGAACATGCGAGCGCCAGTCAAACCGAACGCAAATCCAACTTTCCGTACATCAGATAGGTAGGAATTACACCATGGGCGCACGAGGAAGCGGGGGGCATGGCCGCGGCGGGCCAGCCAAGCAGGAGGCGCAGCGGGGGCTGCAGGACACGACGGCCGACTGCGCCGCCCCGGAAGGCATGAGCGCGGCCGCGCTGGAGTACTGGCACTACTTCGCCCCGCTGCAGGTGAAGCGTGGGCTGCTGACGGAGAGCAGCCGCCTGGTGCTGCGCAACTACTGCCAGCTGCTGGTGGAGTGCGACCGGGTGCAGGCCGAGCTGGCCGAGAGCAAGCCGCTCATTTTCTCGACCACGGTGGACGGGGCCGGCAACGAGCATCCCAAGGTGCAGGCCAACCCGCTGATCGGGTTGCGGCTGCGGCTACAGGCCCAGCTGCACACGCTCGAGAACGACCTGTGCCTCAACCCAGCCACGGCGCTGCGGCTGCCGGCGGTGGCCGAGCCGGAGGTGGACCCGCTGGACGAGTGGGCCACGGGCACGACGGGCCGGCGCATGAAGGCGGTGAAGTAGCCGCATGGCACGACGGCATCCCATCACGACGTATGCCGAGCGGGTGCTGGCGGGCAAGGTGCCGGCCGGGCAGCTGCATCAGCAGGCATGCGCGCGGCACCTGGCCGACCTGGCCGGCGGGCGGCATCGGTTCGACGGGACGGCGGCCACCAAGGCGATCGAGTTCTTCCCGAAGGTGCTGCGGCACTACAAGGGCGAATGGGCCGGGCAGCCGATCGTGCTGGAGCCGTGGCAGGCGTTCATCGTGGGCAGCCTGTGGGGCTGGCGCGACGAGGCCGGGCTGCGGCGGTTCCGGTCCAGCTTCCTCGAGTTCCCCCGTGGGCAGGGCAAGAGCACGATCGCGGCCGGCGTCGGGCTGCTGGCGACGTTCTTCGACGGCGAGCCGGGCGCGGACGGATTTTGTGTCGCGACCAAGAGGGACCAGGCGCGCATCGTGTTCGAGGCGGCCCGGCGGATGGTGCTGGCGTCTCCGGCGCTGCGGAAGCGCATCGAACCCGAGAAGCACCAGCTGCTGCAGGAGTCGAGCGCGAGCAAGCTGCTGCCGCTGGGGGCCGATGCGGACACGCTGGACGGCCTGCGCCCGCACATCGTCATCGCGGATGAAGTGCATGCCCACAAGAATGCCGGCGTGATCGAGATCATGCAGACGGGCATGGGCACGCGGCGGCACCCACTGCTCTTTGAGATCACGACGGCGGGGCAGGAGCGGCTGTCGATCTGGTGGCAGCACCGGGAGTACACGCGGCAGATTCTAGAGGGCGTGATCGAGGACGACACATGGTTCGGCCTCATTGCCTGTGCCGACGAGGACGACGACTGGCAGGACCCGGCCACGTGGGCGAAGGCGAATCCCAACTACGGCGTCTCGGTCAAGAAGGACTACCTGGCCGGCGAGTGTCGGAAGGCCGTCAACATCCCGGCGTATGAACCGACGTTTCGGCGGCTGCATGTCGGGCAGTTGGTGGAGCAGGACACGCGGATCATCCCGCGCACGCAGTGGGACGCCTGCGGGGAGCCGTTCAACTGGTCGGCCTTTGAGGGGCGGGAAGTGTGGGCTGGGCTGGACTTATCCAAGACGACCGACCTGACGGCCTGCACCTGGCTGCACGTGACACCGGAGGGGCATGTGCGCGTGTGGCCGCAGGTGTGGGTGCCGGAGGCCAAGCTGGCCGACCCGACTGACCGGGTGCCCTACCGCACATGGGCGGCGCAGGGCTGGGTGACGGTCACGCCGGGTAGCGTCGTGGACTACCAGCGGGTGCGGGCTGACATCTTGGCGAAGGCCGGCACCTGCACCGTGCGCGGCCTCGGCTTCGACCCGTGGAACGCCAGCGAGACGGCGGCGGCGCTGGCGCAGTCGCTGGGGCAGGACCGGGTGATCGAGGTGCGGCAAGGGTTCGCGTCGATGGCCGAGCCGATGCAGCGGTTCCTGGCGCTGCTCGCGGGCGGCATGCTGCGGCACCCGCAGTCGCCGGTCCTGACCTGGGCCGCCGACAACCTGCAAGCCTCGACGGACCCGGCCGGCAACCTGAAACCGGACAAGGCAAAGAGTCGGCAGCGCATCGACCCCGTGGTGGCGCTGCTCAATGGGCTGTTCCTGTGGCTGCGGTTCGGGCGGGATGCCGGGCCGAGCGTGTACGAAACCCGCGGCGTGATCTCGCTGCGGCCTCTGGAGGGACGATGACACTGGAGCACTACTGGCACACCATCCCCGGCTGGTTCGACTGGCACGACACTTACGCCCGCTGGGTGCGTGAGGTACCCGACGACGGCGTGATCGTGGAGGTGGGCAGCTTCAAGGGGCGCAGCGCGGCCTTCCTTGGCGTGGAGGCCATCAACAGCGGCAAGCGGCTGCGGCTGCACTGCGTGGACACCTGGCAGGGCAGCCCCGAACTGATGCAGCTGCCCGAGGTGCGGGACGGCTCGTTCTATCACGAGTTCGTCACGAACCTGCAGCCGGTGATCAACCCAGCAGACAAGGAGCGCAGCCACAATACGCGGCTGTTCATCCATCGCAAGCCGTCCGTGCTGGCGGCCGAGCAGTTCCCCGATGGCGGCGTGGACCGCATCTGGCTGGACGGCGACCACAGCACGGCGGGGCTGCTGGCCGACCTCGAGGCATGGTGGCCCAAGCTGGCCCCCGGCGGCGAGATCGGCGGGCATGACTTCGGCTGGTTCGGCGTGACGCCAGCCGTGGAGCAGTTCGCGCAGCGGCGGGGGGTGCCCATTCAGGTGCTGGACCCGTGCCCGGCGGCCGGCACCGAGAACGTGTCGCAGTCGTTCCTGTTGCGCAAGGCGCGGCCCGTGTCGGACTGGGCCGTGCCGGAAGGGCTGCGGTCGGTGCAGGTGACGGTGGCCTGTAACCATCCGTTCGTGCCACGGCAGACGGTGGCCAGCTTGGGGCCGCTGCTGCTGCATGCGCGGGAGCAGGCCAAGGCGCTCGGCTTCGAGGTGGACGTGCATTGGGAAGCGGAGGCGTTCTGTCTGGACACGCTGCGCGACCGGGCCGCCTACCGGGCGCTGTGCGAGGGTCATAGCCACGTGCTCTGGCTGGACGCGGACAACGTGTGGCCGCATGGCCTGCTCGGCAAGCTGCTGCCGCATCACGAGCGCGGCATCGTCGGCGGGCTGTACCACCTGAAGACGCCGCCGCATCAGCCCGTGGCGCTGCGCAAGGCGGCCGACGACCCCGACCCGAACATGTACACGCACCTGACCCACGTGCATGAGGAGCGGGCGCTGGTCGAAGTGGACGTGCTCGGCATGGGCTGCACGCTGGTGCCCACGGCGGTGTTCCGGCTGCTCGAGCGGCCCTGGTTCAAGTTTCAGGCGGATGCGGCGGGCTGGATGCGTGTCACGGAAGACATCTGGTTCTGCCAGCGGGCCAAGCAGGAGGCCGGCTGCCGGCTGTGGGTCGATCCCACGCTCAACATCGGCCACGTGGCCCACAGCGTGGTGGGCGTGCGCAACTACGAGGAGTTCTTGCCGGCCGTCGAGAAGGCGCAGCGCGAGAAGCGGCGGCGGGCACTGGAGGCGGCAGCGCAGCAGCAGGGGGTGGCCTAGATGCTGATGCGATGGGACATCGACGCCGTGATTAGCAGCGTGTTCTGGCGAGTCGTGTGGCTGATGATCATCTGGAGGCTGATCCGATGACGGACGTATTCGCGCGGTACATCACGCTGGAGCAGCGCGACAAGGCCGAGCGGGAACTGGCCGAGGCGCGGCGGGATGTGCGGCGGCTATGGGCAGCACTGTTCCGGCACGGCGTTCACGATGTGACATGCGCGAAGCGGCGCAGCCTGTTCGCGTGCCACGAGATCCGGCCATGCGACTGCGGCTTTGACGACGCGCTGGCAATCTCACAGGAGGCCCGATGACGGACGTATTCGCGCGGTACATCACGCTGGAGCAGGCCGAGCGCATCACGGGCACGCCGTCGCGCACGCTGCGGGAGTGGGTGCGCAAGGGGGCGCTGACCCGGCACACCAACGCGGGCGGCTTCGTCATCCTGGTGGATCTCGAGGAACTGCGGCCGCGGCCCAAGCTGACCACCCGCAGCACGAGCGCCACGGCATGAGCAGGCCCGAGCAATTCGCGGTTGCCGTGGTGGCTGGCCTGCTTGGGATGGCCGTCCTCGCCATCGCCCCACATGCCCTGACATTCCTTGACAGACTCCGAAAGCGGGCGCTTTCGCATCGACCGCCGATGCCGCATCGTGAGAACGGCGGGAAAGTCATAGCCGACCTGTTCCAGCTCACCGGCTTCGGCCTGATGGTGACTGGGGTGGCACTGTACTCAGTGCCGATGGCGCTGATTCTCGCCGGAGCGGCGCTGTTCCATGCGGGCGGATTAGCCGCCCGCCGGTAGCAGCCGCCGCGCACCAGGCGCGGTGTGACCCCATTCGCGGCGCTCTACGAGCGCAAGTCGTCGGCGTGGCTCGGGCCGCTTGGCTCGCTGGTGGCGGACCTGGTCCGCGACAGCAGCCCTGCGGCCCCGTCGTCGGCCATGCGGATCGCAGCGGCCTATGCCTGCGTCCGCGTCATCGCGGAATCCGTTGCGTCCCTGCCGCTGCACGTCTACCGCCGCCGCGCCGATGGCGGCAAGGAACGGGCCGCCGATGCCCCGCTGTACAGCCTCCTGCACCACGCCCCCACGGGACGCCTGACCAGCTTCAGCTGGCGCGAGATGCTACAGACGCATCTGTGCCTGCGTGGCAACGCCTACGCCCTCATCTTCCGCGACCGCGACGGCAACGCGCGGGAGCTGTGGCCGCTGCACCCGGATCGAGTCGAGCCGAAGGAAAACGCCGACCTGTCCGTGACGTACTGGGTGCGGCTGCGCGATGACCAGGCGGCCAAGCCGTACCCGGCCCGCGACATCCTGCACATCGTCGGCCTGTCCGTCGATGGCCTGGTCGGCCGCAGCCCTGTGCAGGACGCGCGCTACGCCTTCGAGGTGGCCGACGCCACGGCGCAGACGGCCAGCAGCCTGTATACGCGCGGCTTCCGGCATGGCGTGGTGCTGACCCACCCGAAGAACCTGAGCCAGCAGGGGCAGGACATCCTGGCCAGCAGCTTCGCGCGCCACTACGGGCCGGAGGGTGGCGAGTACCCGATTGTCCTCGAGGAAGACATCAAGGTCACGACGCTGACCATGACGCCCGACGATGCGCAGTTCTTGGAGACGCGCAAGTTTGCCCGATCCGAGATTGCCAGCCTGTTCCGGGTGCCGCCGCATCTGATCGGGGATCTCGAGCGCGCCACGTTCTCCAACATCGAGCAGCAGAGCATCGAGTTCGTCACGCACTGCATCCGCCCGTGGCTCGTGCGCTGGGAACAGGCGCTGACCCGTGCGCTGGTGCCGGACGGCTCCGACCTGTTCATCGAGTTCGCGATGGAGGGGCTGCTGCGCGGCGATAGCACGAGCCGCGCCACCTACTACCGCGAGATGTTCCAGCTCGGCGCACTCGACACGAACGAGATCCGCGCGCTGGAGAACGCCAACGCGATCGACGGCGGCGATGTGCGGTATGTGCCGGGGAACCTGATGCGGCTCGGCTCCACGGGAGTGGCAGCCGGTGCGGGGGCCGCGCCTGCTGCGCCACAGGAGGCCGAGGCATGAGCACGAAGCGGCTGGTGGTGTCACTGGACGCCAAGGGACTGGACGCGGACGGCGAGGGCACGTTCGAGGGCTACGGCTCCGTGTTCCACGTCAAGGACAGCTATGGCGACGTGGTCATGCCGGGGGCCTTCACGCGCACGCTGGCCGACGCGCAGAGCAAGGGCCGCCCGCCCGCGATGCTGTGGCAGCACGACTACGATCGGCCCATCGGCGTGTGGGAAGCGATGCGCGAAGACGGCCACGGCCTGGTAGTCAAGGGACGCATCGCCACGCAGACGCGCGACGGGCGCGATGCCTACGAGCTGCTGAAGCTGGGCGCGCTGACCGGGCTGAGCATCGGCTATCGCACCAAGAAGTCGGTCTGGGACGAGCCGAGCAAGACGCGGCAGCTCACCGACGTGGACTTGTACGAGGTCAGCCCTGTCGTCTTCCCTGCCAATGACGCCGCGCGCGTCAGTGCGGTGAAGGGTGACGGGTTGCCGACCGTGCGGGAACTGGAGGACGCCCTGCGGGATGCCGGGCTGTCCAGAAAGCAAGCCAAGGCCATCCTGGCCGATGGCTGGAAGGCGCTGCGGGACGCCGCGCTCGATGACGAGGATGCCGTGGTGCAGACACTGCGCCAGGCCGCCAAGGAGCTGAGAGCATGAGCGAAATCAATGCGGCGCTCGACGAACTGAAGCGCGCGAATTCGGAGTTCCAGCACACGCTGACGCGTCGTGTGGACGAACTCCAGACGCGGGGTGCCGTGCATCCCGAGACGGAAGCCAAGCTGGCCCGCATCGCCGAGTCGATGGACGGGCTGAAGGCCAAGGCCGACGCCGAAGAGGCGCAGCGCGTGGCCCTCAAGCGCATCGTGGACGAGCAGGACGCCCGTCTGCAGAAGCTGGCCGCGATGGGCGTGGACGGCAAGGGCGAGGGCCTGACGCCGGAGCAGCGCGAGCAGAAGGCCGCCTTCCTGAAGTTCGTCCGCAAGGGCGCGGACGTGCTCAACGGCGACGAGCAGAAGGCCATGTCGGTCGGCTCCGACCCCGATGGCGGCTACCTCGTGCCCGCCGACATGTCGGGCCGTGTCGTCTCGAAGATCTTCGACACGAGCGCCATCCGCACGATCGCGTCCGTCCAGAGCATCAGCACCGATGCGCTCGAGGGCCGTACCGACGTGGCCGAGGCCAACGCGGGCTGGGTCGCGGAGACGGGCAGCCGTGACGCCACGACCTCCCCGACGCTCGGCAAGTGGCGCATCCCGGTCCACGAGCTGTACGCGATGCCGGAAGCCACGCAGAAGCTGCTGGACGATGCCGGCGTCGATGTCGGCGCGTGGCTCGAGGGCAAGATCGCCAGCAAGTTCTCGCGGCTCGAAGAGACGGCGTTCATCGCGGGCGACGGCGCGGGCAAGCCCCGCGGCTTCACGACCTACACCACGGCGACCACCGTGGACGACTCGCGCGCGTGGGGCACGCTCCAGCACGTGGCGTCGGGTTCCTCGGGCAGCTTCGGCACCGACCCGAACGGCGTGAATAAGCTGCTCGACCTCATCGGCTCGCTGAAGCCGCACTTCCTGCCGGGCGCGCGGTTCGTCATGAGCCGCATCACGCAGACCAAGGTGCGCCAGCTCACCGACGCCTCGAGCGCGGGCAAGTTCGTGTTCGTGCCGTCGTTCCAGGCCGGCGTGCCGAACACGCTGCTGGGCTACCCGGTCATCATCGCCGACGACATGCCGGCGTTCTCGACGGCCAACGCGCTCGCGGTGGCGTTCGGGGACTTCGCCAGCGGCTACCAGATCGTGGACCGGCTCGGCATCCGCGTGCTGCGTGACCCGTACACGAACAAGCCCTACGTCCGCTTCTATGCGGTCAAGCGGGTCGGCGGCGACGTGATCGACTTCGAGGCGATCAAGTTCCTGAAGATGGCCTAGTCGGCACAGGGACATCACAGGGAGAGACGCACATGCGAGACAACGTCAACAGCTTCAAGATCGTGAACGCCCTCGGCTACGCCGCGCGCACCGCCACCGTCAGTGGCGAGGTGATCGACGTGCAGGGCTACGACAAGGCCACCATCGTCGTGCAGGTGGGCACCGTGACCACGGCCGATGCGACGAACAAGTTCGCCATCGACCTGTACCACGGCGACCTGGCCAGCGGCACCGACGCGACCACGGTGCCGGCCGCCCAGCGCATCGGCTCGGCGTTCGACATCGACGCCAGCGGCGACGCCGACAAGACAGGGGCCTTCGGGTACCTCGGCAACAAGCGGTACATCCGCCTGCAGGCCACCGAGTCGGGCACGGCGTCGGTCGTGTTCGGCGCGACCGCGCTGCTCGGAGCCGGGGCGCAGCAGCCGTCGCAGGCTGCCGACCTGAACTAGAGCCATGCAGGTACTGATGCGCGAGCACAAGGCCGTGATGGACGCCGGGCGGGAGCGCACGTTCTCGCCGGGCGTCACCTACGAGCTGCCTGACGGCTTGGCGCAGCAGTGGTGCGCGTCAGGGGCGGCCACGAGCGTGGCCGCTCCGGTGCGCGAGGTGAAGGCCCACAAGCGGGAGCGCGCGTGAGCCTGGCGTCCGCAACGCGATCGGCGTGGCGCTACCGCAGCGGCGGGCCGGTGGTGGTGACGCCGCCGGCCGGCTGCGTGGTGTCGCTGCCGATCTTGCGGGCGCATGTGGCGCAGCCGCTCAACGACGATGACGCCATGCTCGACGCGCTCGAGCTGGCGGCGCAGGCGTGGGTGGAAGCGTATCTGGGCCGGGCCGTGCTGCTGCAGACGCGTGAGGTCGCCTACGACGGCGATCCGGGGCGCGTGGTGTGGCTGCCAGAGCCGGTGACGGCCCTCACATCGGTCACGGTGTATTCCGAGGCCGACGCCGCGACGGTCGTGGCCGGCACGGTATACGCGCTCGACACGGCCGGCGCGGCCCTGCCGCGGCTGGTGCTGCGGGATGGCCAGCTGTGGCCGGTGTCGCTGCGGGACCACAGCAGCCTGGTCGTGCGCTACACGGCCGGGTGGGCCACGGCCTATGCGGTGCCGCAGGCCATCAAGCAGGCGGTGCAGCTGCTGGTGGCGCACTGGTACGAGCAGCGCAGCGCGGGCGTGGCGGGCGGCATGGGGCCGGTGGCGTATGGCGTCGAAGCGTTACTGATGCCGTACCGGGTCCGCACGGGGGCGCGGTGATGCTGGGCCGCCTGCGTGACCGGGTGACGCTGTACACGCGGGCTGTGACCAACAGCGGCGGCGCGCTGGTGAACACGTTTACGGCAGTGCAGCCGACGCGGGTGCCGGCGGCCGTGGAGACACCGAGCAGCGCCCGCATGGAGCGGCAGTTCGGCAGCCAGGTGGCCCCGGTGGCCAGCCATCTGGTGACGCTGCGGGCATGGACCGCGGTCGATGTCGGGGACCGGCTCGTGTGGCACGACGGCAACACGGATCGCGCGCTTGAGATCACCGGCAAGGCGGCCACGGGTGGCCCGATGCGGCGCTGGCTGTCGCTGGCCTGCGAGGAACGGGATCTCGCATGAGCGCGCGGGCTGGCGTGACGTGGACCGGGCTGGACGAACTGGGGCGCGAGTTGCGGGCGCTGCCGGAGGTGCTGCAGCGCGAAGCCGATCGCATCACGCGCGAAGCGGCGCAGGCGCATCTAGCCGAGGTGCGGCAGGTGTTTCCCGAGAAGGACAAGACGGGCAATCTGCGGCGCGGCAATCGGCTCGAGGTGCGCGGCCCCATGAAGTACGTCGTGCGGAATGCGGCCCCGCACAGCCACCTCTATGAGGACGGCTACGACCACGTGTCGGGCCGGCGGGTGGCGGGGCATGACGTGTTCGTGCCGGCGGCGGCAGGGATTCGCGCGCGGATGCTGGACCGGCTGCGCGGGCTGCTGACGGACGTGGCCACCCGCAGCGGGCGCATGAGGGCCGCATGAGGACGCTAAGCGCAGCACTGCATGCGCGCGTGACGGGGGATGCGACGGTGGCCAGCCTGTGCCCTGGCGGCATGTGGCTCGACGTGGCCCCGCCCCCGGCGCAAGCGGCGCGGCCCGTGGTCGTGTTCAGCCTGCGCGGTGCGCCGACTGAGGGTGAGGCCATGCGCTGTGACGCCATCGTGCGGCGGTTCACGTATGGGCTGACCGTCGAGGGCACGCAGGATCAGGCCGCCGCGGTGCGGGATGCGGCGGCCCGCTTGGAGGATCTGCTACACCGCACGCCGTGGACGGCGACGGGGTGGCACATCGCACGGGTGGCGTTCACGGATGTGACCGAGCGCGCTTACGTCGATGGGGACAGCCGGCTGTTCGCAGTGATCGGGCAGTTGGAGATCGTGGCCGAGCAGAGCTAGGCCAAGGGAGAGCACACGATGGCAAGAATCCAGGGCGACAACGGCGCGATCGAGATCAACACGACCGGCACCACCTACGAGGCGATCGCGTGCTTCCGGCAGTACACCATCAACGAGCCGCGCGCCTACAGCGATGCCACCTGCATGGGCGATACGAACCTCGTCTATGCCGAGGGCAAGCGCGACTTCAGCGGCTCGGGCGAGTTCATGGTGGACACGGCCGACCTCGACGTGCTGACCACCATCCGCAGCGGCGGCACCAAGACGCTGCGCGTGTACCTCGACAAGACGACGGCGACCACCACGTACTACCAGGGGTCGATGTTCATGTCGGGCGGCGTCACGGTGGCCCTCGGCCAGCCGGTGAGCGGCCAGGTCGAGATCCGCGCGGCCGGCAACATCAGCTTCACCACGCCGTAAGCCGTGAGTAGCGGGATGCTCCTGCAGGGGCATGCGGTGTCAGGCATCGGCGGCGCGCTCTATGTCGCCGGTCGCCTGGCCGCAGGACTCGAAACGTGGCGGATGCAGGGCGACACCTGCACGTTCACGGTCCTGCCCGACACCGTAGACCCTATGTGGCAGTACGGCAAGGTGTCGCACTTGTCGCTCTTCTACTTCGGCAAGCACTGGGTCTACACCGTCCAGTCCGGGTTCATTGCCGATCGTCGTGTCGTGTTCCAGTGGCCGTCATGGGGGCGCTTCCCGTATGCGCCCGGTGCGCGGCTACCCATGCTCTGAAGGGAGCACCCTGCCCATGTCCACGAGCCGCCCAGCCGCGTGGCCTGACATCGCCGCGACGACCGCGATCACGCTGCCGTCCGGGTACGTCATCCAGCTCCGTCAGGAGCTGGACACCGAAGCCTATTACACGCTGAACGACATCCTGCTCGAGATCGCGCAGATGGGATGGCGTGAAGCCCGCCCCGACGAGATCCCGGCCGACTGGACGCCGACGCCTGGGCAGCCGGTCTACCGGGTGCGCGAGTTCACGCGCGAGCACCGCGCGCACCTGCGTGAGCTGAATCGCGACGTGGTGCTGCTGTGGCTCGATGCGTGGGACATCCGCCCGCCGTTCGCGCCGGAGAGTGCCCCGCCGATGCCCGTGACGCGGGATGCGCTGAAGAACCTGCGCCGCGAGATCACGCAGGAGATCGATGACGCCGTGGGCCGGCATCAGCAGCCGCTGCTGGACGAGATTGCCGGGCTGTTCAAGGCAGGCCCACGGGGAAACGAGGAGGCCGCCCCGTCGACACCTGGCGCGATGTCGTCGTCGGGGTCGGCCTCCGCACGCACACGCCGCCGCACGCCGTCGCCCGGTGGCCCATCCGCTGGTTCGCTAGCACGCTGAACGCCATCCGCCGAGAAGACGCCGAGACCGAAGCCGCGACACAGACGCCCCTGAGATCCCGCTAACCCATGGCCATTCAAGCGACGTTCACCGCTGATACCCGCCCGCTCGAGCAGGGCATGGAGCGCGTGGCGGCGTCGATCGCGAAGACGAAGCGGGCCACGGGTGACGCGGATCGGTCGCTGAAGGCCATGGGCAGCGCGTTCGATGGAACGCGTCTGGAAGGCACCGCGCTACGCATGGCCGAGGGCGTGCGCAAGGTGGGCGGCGCGGCCAAGCTGACGGCCGACGAGTTCCGGCGGGTGGAGCGGGCCGTGGATAGCGCGCTCGACGCGATCCGTGTCAAGGGGGGCACCGCCAGTGCCACACTGACCGGCCTGAAGCGAGAGCTGGACGGCCTCAAGTCTGCGGCCACGGACGGCAGCAAGAGCTTTGCAGGCATCAGTCTCTTGCAGGGCGCGGTGGCCGGGTTGTCGGCCGCCGTGGCCACGCAGGGACTCAGCGCGGTGCGGTCGCTGGTGTCGGGGGTCGTCGAGTCATCGGGTGCGATTGCCGACCTGTCCTCCAAGACGGGGCTGAGCACGGCCGAGATTCAGCGGCTCGGCTATGCCGCCCAGCAGACCGGGGCCAGCGTGGACACCATCGCGGGGGCAGTGTCGCAGCTGTCCAAGCGCCTGGTGGAAGGCGGCACCGGCACGGTTGCTGCGGTGGCCCAGCTCGGGCTGTCCTTCGACGAACTGCAGCGGCTCAGCCCGGCGCAGGCATTCGAGCAAATCGCAGACGCGATTGCGCGCGTGCCTGACCCGATGCAGCAGACCCAGCTGGCGATGGAGTTGTTCGGCCGCAGTGGAGCCGAGATCCTGCCCGCGATCAAAGCGGGCATTCGCGATCTCGGCGACGAAGCGGAGCGGCTGGGCCTGGTCATCAGTGATAGCGCCGTGCGTGCGCTGGATGATTTCGGGGACCGCTGGGATCGCATGGCACTGCGGGCCAAAACGGCCGCCGCGGGTGTCATTGGCGACACGCTCACGCTCATCGACGCCATCAGCAGCGCCGGGAGTGCGGCGGCGAAAGCGATCCCCACGGAACTGGCCGACAGCGTGATCGGGCGGCGGTTGTCGTCGGCGGGGCCGTTTGGACTCGGCGCGGCCTCGTTGTACGGCCTCGGCACCAACTTTGCCACCAAACTGCTGCCCTTCGACGGCAAGCTGCCAGAGCCGATCACTGCGCCCTCGCGGCCCGTCGTGAACGACGCCGACATCACGCGGCTACTGAAGCTGACCGAGCAGGCCGAGCGGGCGACGGTCAAGTATGGCAAGGCCGCCGCAGCGTCTGCGGCGTCGGTCGGCAAGGTGTCGGACGCGCAGCGGGACATGAACCGCGACGTGGCCAAGGCGTATCAGGTCACGGCGCAGGCCACGCAGGGCTGGGAAGAGTACGGCGGAGCCATCGAAGAGGCCGCCACGTGGATGCTGGCGTATGCCGAGGCCAATCAGACGGCCAACCTCGGCACCATCAAGGAAGCCAGCAACCCGTTCAACAGCATCATGAACGGGCCGTACTTCCAGCAGATCACGGACGGTGCCCCGCGGCAGGCGGCGGCCACGGCGCGGTCGTGGCAGCAGTCCATGCGCGGCGTGGTGCAGGCATTCGCCTCGCTGGCGCAGATTGCCGGGCCGAGCCTTGACGGCGTGACGCGCGGGCTGGGCACCGTGATTGCGTCGGCGGATGCGTCCACGCAACTGGTGGAGGCGCTGGGCGAGCGGTTCTCCGGGCTGACCGACAAGGCCAGCGGCAACCTCTCCGCAGGCGGCCGGGCGCTGTCGGGCGGGCTGGCCGGGCTGACGACGGGGCTGCAGATTGGCAGCCTGTTCACCAACCGTGGCGCAGGCTTCGCGGCGGGCGCGGTGAGCGGCGCAGCCACGGGTGCGATGGCGGGCGGCTTCCTCGGGGCCGGCGTTGGCGCGGTCGTGGGCGGCCTGGCCGGGCTGTACAGCGCCAACCAGAACCGCAAGGCGCAGGCGCAGCAGATGGAGGCGATGCGCCAGCAGGTGATCGCGTCCTACGGCACGCTCGACGACTTCAAGCGCGTGGTGGAGCGCACCGGCTACAGCTGGGAGTACTTCACGTCGCTGTTCAATAGCAACAAGCCGGAGACGTTCCAGCGGGCCGTCACCAGCCTGAACACGGCCATCGCAGAGCAGAAGGCGCGCGCCGACAAGCTGGTCATCAGCCTGAACAAGGTCGCCGCGGCCCAGGGCGTGCTGTCGCAGTCGCAGCTCGCGCAGATGCGCCTGACGCGGCCGGGCGATCCGGGCTACGACGAGATCAACGCGTTCCTCGATGGCCAGGTCGCGCAGGCCGAGACGGGCATCGTCGCCGCCGTCGATGCGCTGGGCCGCTACACGGGCAACGCGCTGCAGGACTTCGGCGGCAGCGTGAATGCCGCGGCGGCGGGGCTGGCGGCGCTGTTCGGGGAAGCCGTCGCGCGCGGCGAGTCGGCGGTGCAGATCATCGGCCGGCTGGGCGGCGCGATGGGCACGCTGCAGGGCATCTACGAGCGCAACGGCGGCACGATGCCGACCGGGCTGGCCGGTATCTCGGATCTGGCCGGCATCGTCAACGGGCAGAACACGGGGATCGCGGTCCAGACGGCCAGTGGCCTCGGCTCGGCGCTCGCGGGCTTCCAGAACACGGGCGTGTTTGCGGCCATGCCGGAGCTGTTCACCGACATCGCCAACGGCATCGGCTCCGCATGGCGGGCGCTCGAGCAGTTCGGCGGCGGCGGCCAGCGGGGACTGGCCATCTTCGCGCCGTACCTGCAGACGCTGTGGGAAATCCTCGACGCCAACCCGCAACTGCGCAGCCAGTTGGACGAGCAGACGCGCTCCCTGCTGGAACTGGCCGAGGCCAATGGCGTGGTGGGCGCAGCGCAGCGCGATGCGGCCGAGAAGCAGATCGAGGCCATCGACCGGCTGATTGCCAAGCTGGACGAGTGGCTGTCGAAGTTGGGCCAGGTGGCCAATGCGCCGATGCCCTCCGGCCCGACTGCGCCCCCGACCGGCACGGGCACGCCGGGCGGCGGCAACAGCGGCAGCGGCGGCGACTACGACGGGTTCGCCATCGGCAGCGGCGGCGTGCGCGACTTCGGGCGCGAGTCGCTGGTGCGGCTGCATGGGCGTGAGGCCGTGCTGACCGAAGCGCAGTACGACGATCTGCAGGCGCGTGCCCGGATGGGCGTGCGGATGTCGGCCCCGGCGTGGGGCGGCAGCATGCGCGTCGAGGCCCCGGTGTACCTCAACGCGCGGCGCGTCGGGCTGGGCGTGGCGGAAGTCACGCCGGGCCTGCTTCAGACCTACGGGGTGCGGTAAGCCATGGCCGTCACCTTCACCATCAACGGCACCGACCGCACCGCCTGGCTGGCCGATGGCACGCTCGACATCGACAAGCACTTCGGCGTCGAAGTGCTCGAGGCCACGCTGTACGACCGTGGCGCGGTGTCGTCGGCGTTCCGGCCCACGCTGGGCCATGCCGTGCGCGTGACGCATGACAGCGGCCTGGTCTTCGAGGGGCCGATTGTCGAAGTGGAAGAGCGGCCCCTGCTGCACGAGTCGGGCACCGAAATCCGCCTGACGGCCAAGGACTACACCGCCGTGCTGGCCACCATCGTCGTGGACCGGCTCAGCATCCCGGCGCAGGATGTCCTGCTCACGTGGAACAACCTGTTCGATGCGTACCTCGACCCGTTGGGGTACACGAACCTGTCCGCGGCCAGTGGCGGGCCGAGCATCGACGCCATCGAAGTGGAGCACCAGACGCTCGCGGATGTGCTCGCGCAGATTGCGCAGCTGGCGGGCTGGTTCGTCCGCATCAACGGCGACCAAGAGGCGGATCTGGTCAACCCAGGCACGTTGGCCGCGCCGGTCGTGCTGAGCGTGGCCAACGGCAACATTCGGCAGGACGGCATCGGCGTGAGCCAGTCGCGCGTGCAGCGCGCCACGCGGCTGTGGGTGCGGACGGGCGGCACCGGCACCACGACGTACACCACGAGCATGGTCGGCAACGGGACGATCACCACGTTTCCCGTGCCGGTGGAGCCGTCCACGGCCCCGACGCAGGTGACGGAGGGCGTGACCACCTACACGCTGGGCGGCGGCACGTGGTCGTGGGATGCCACGGCGCTGGCCATCGTGCGCAGCTCGGCGCTGGGTAACGGCACGACGGTCAGCGTGTCCTACCCGGTGGAGTTCCCGGCATGGGTGCGCGTGTGGGACGCCGGCACGCAGACCAGCACGGGCACGTTCAATGCCGCGGTGTGCGTCGATGCCATCGTGGAGGCGGCCGAGCAGACCGATCTCGGGCAGGCCCGCGCGTGGGCCACGGCCGAACTCGCGCGGCGCGTGAGCCAGCCGAAGCGGGTAGCCCTCGTGACGGACGTGCCCGGCTTCTACCCGCTGCAGGAAGTGACGATCACGATTAGCGATCGTGGCATCACTGGGGCCTATCTGGTGGAGCGGGTGCGTGTCGCGGTGGAAGATAGCGATCGCGTGCTCTACGAGCTGACGTGCGTGGAGGGTGACGTGCTGGGCCGCGCCTGGTTTGAGTACTTCAAGCAGCGCAGCCAGACGACGGGTGGCGGCGTGGCCGTCACGGGCACGGCGACGACGGGCGGCGGCAGCACCTCCACGAGCACAGGCGTGGCCCGTATCCCGCTCGGCGGCGACAACTACTTCGGCGACAACCCCACCAGCTGGACGGATGTGCCTAACGCGATCCCGGTGCGCTTCGGCGGGGCCGCGATGGCCGGCACGTGGACGCTGCGCGGCTACCGGCGCGTGACCCACACGACCAGCCCGACCACTTCAGTCGAGCTTCGACTGTATGACGCGACCAATGCCGTCGTGCTCGCGAGCTTGACCGGCACCACGAGCACCACGTTCGCCTCAGCCACGACCACCTTTGCCGCCCCGCTGACCGAGGGTGTGGTGCTACTGCAGTACCGCATCACGGGCGGCGGCAGCGACCCGGCCGAGGCCCGCGTGGGCCAGTGCAGCTTGGAGAAAGACTAGCCATGCGCGTGCATCGGGACTCCCCCGTGACTATCGCAATGCTGCTGCTGTACGTGCTGGCGGCACTGCTCGTGCTCGTGGACGTGGCCGCTGGGCAGACGGCCAGCGCCGACCGGCTCAGTGTGGGCGGCAGCAAGTTGCGACCGGATGCCAGCACCACGGTTCGGCTCGACGGGCTGGCCACGACGGGCGGCACGTTCGCGCTGTTCACGGACGGCGACGGCGACGTATCTGAGCGCGTGCTGGTCAATGGCGATCTGCCGGTGCCGCTCACGATCCCCGGCGTGATCTCGGCCAGTGGCACCACAGGGTTGCCCACGGGCACCGCTGGCTCGGTGTGGCTCGCGGGCGGCTTCGGCACGCCAAATGCGGGTCGGATGTTCTTTGGCGACGGCACCGGCTGGAAATTCCACATCGCGTCTCGGGTGGGCGGCACGACCACGGATCGCGTGACGTTCAGCGATAACGGGCGCGTGGAGTTCGGGCAGGACGCGCTGCCACTCTTGGGCTACAGCGGTAATCTCGGGGCGCTGGATCGGAAGTGGCTGACGCTGCACGCCGCCGAGCTGTGGGTGGAGACGCTAGTGGCGCAGAACACGCTGGCCACGATCGGCGGGCGCGTGCTGGTGGGGCCGACGACGCCGCTGATCGCGGACGTGTCGGCCGGGGCGACCACGATCGATGTGAAGTACAACAACCTGGCTAGCGGCGATCGCGTGTACCTCGAGGCGAATGGCAAGGTGGAGTTCCTGGCCATCACGTCAGGGGCGAGCGCCATCACGGGCGGCTTTCGCTACAGCGTCACGCGCAACCTCGACGGCTCAGGGGCTGACACGTGGGCGGCGGGTGATGCCGTGTTCAACACCGGCAGTACCGGCAGCGGCTTCATCGATCTGTACAGCGTGCGCGGCGTGAAGGCGGGCAGCGAAGTCGGCCCGACCATCGTGGGCAATGTGCGGCTGTCGAGTACCTACAACGACTGGGCACCACGCTGGGCCATCGGGCAACTGAATGGCCTCTATGGCATCGCCACGAGCACGTATGGCGCGGCCTTTGGCGACCCGTCTGACGTGAACACGCTCATCACGGCGACCTCGTGGAAGCTGCGTGACGGCACCACGGATAAGTTCAGCCTGGACGGGGCCACCGGCAACCTGTCGCTCACCGGCAACCTGACCGTGAGCGGCAGCGGGGCCTTCGTCGGTAGCGGCATCACGATAGACAGCACCGGCATCGCGTCGGCCGTGCCGAGTGGCGCGGTCGCCGATGGGAACTCGTTCCGGTTCGCCTTCAACGCGAACGGTATGACCGCAGGCGGGCTGTACGCCTACACCGACGCCACGAACAACGTGCTGCAGGCACGCATGACCGGCGTCTCGGCCAGCGATAACTACCGCGTCGAGCTGGTGGCGCAGAACGAAGCGCCGACCGGCGCAGGCACGGTCACCAGCCAGCTCCTGAGCGGCCCGACGGGGCTGCAGTGGTCCGCGAGTGTCAACGACGGCGCAGGGGCCAGTAACTCTTTGGAGCTGACCAAGACGGATCTGGTCATCGACGGCGTGCCGGGGCAGACGCAGACGATCACGGTGCGCAACAGCGCCGGCACCGGCACCTGCACGCTGATCTTCACGCAGGGCATCAAGACGGGGGGCACCTGCTGATGCCCTGCACGCCGTACCCCGCCACGCAGCCCTGCGACGGCCCGGTGCCGGGACATGTGGACCCGTACCAGCCCACGGTGGTGCAGCCGCTGCCGTGGGACGACGAACTGCGCCCGGCGCACGACGTGCCGGCCCCGGCTCCGCTGGTGCTGACCGTGCTGGCGCTGGCGGCGCTGGCCCATCGACGGAGGACGCGATGACGCGCTGGCTCATGGCAGGACTGCTGGCCACGCAGGTGGCCAGCGCGGCCCCGGCGGCCCCGGCGCTGTCGCCGCTGCACCAGGCGCAAGCGGAGGCCCATCTGGCGAAGGTGCGGGTGCTGCAGCTTGAGATCCAGCTGCGGCAGCAGGCGCTGAGTGCCGAGCGGACGGCGCTCGAGCAGGCGATTGCGGCGGCCCATCCAGGCTGGCGCATGGACTGGAACGCAGGGCAGCTGGTGCCGGTGGCGACGGAGGGGCAGCCGTGACCGAAACCCACTGGCTGATCGAGCAGTTCACGCTGGGGAATATCGTCACGATCATTTCGTTGGCGATGTCTATCGGCTGGCAGGCGCACCGACTGACGGTGTTCGAGCGCGATCTACGCACACAGGAGGCGCGGCTCACAGAGAACGCGCGGAACCAGAAGGAGCAGCTCGCCGAAATGATGCGGCTCGTGGAGGCCACCTACGAGCGGCGCGACGTGATGGCCGTCACGCTGCAGGGTGTGTACACGCAACTCCACGGCATGCACCAGACGCTCGAACGGCTCGTGCAGCGGCTCGAACCGCCGCGATCGGAGCAGCGATGACCACGCAGGAGATCAAGGAACTGCTGACCGACCAGCAGGCCGTGGCGCTGACCATCTTCGGGGAAGCGCGGGCCGAAGGCGCACTCGGGCAGATTGCCGTGGGCTGTGTCATCCGCAACCGACTGGCCAAGCCGCACCGCTACGGCACGTCGTGGAAGTACGTCGTCATGCGCCCGTGGCAGTTCTCGTGCTGGCACGAGGGCGGCGGCCCGGCCAACTTCGCCGCGGTGATGGCGGCGGCCGAGCGCGTCGTGTCGGGCTTCCAGCCGATGCCCCGGACGGCGCTGGCGCATGCGTTCTGGGTGGCCGAGGGCGTGATGGTCGCCGGCACGCCGGATGTGACGCGTGGGGCCACGCACTACCTCACGCGCGATCTGCTCCAGAGCAAGCCGCCCGCATGGGTGAAGGCTCCGGCGCGGCAGGTGGCCGAGATCGGCGCGCACGTGTTCTTCGATCAGGTGGCATGAGGGGATTCCGACGATGCAGGTATTTCGCACTTCGCTACTCGCCGTCGCACTGCTGGCGTCGTTCGCGCCGGTAGACGCCGCCGCGCAACTGCAGGCCCCGAACCGCTACGACGTGGTGGCGCGGGTGGATGGCGCGTGTCCCGGCCTTGTGCGCGACGACCACGCGTTCACCGATGCCGTGGCCACGCTGCTGTGGCGTGAGGATGCCCGCTGGGGCCGCAACGGCAAGCGGGGCAACGCCAGCGACCCGTCACACGATGCGGTGGCCTTCCGCAACCCGTCCAGCCCGTTCGGCGTGTCCATCGTGGACATCATCGGCGCGGCTGGCAGCAGCGCGGCCGCGCCTGCATGGATCGACCAGACGCAGGCCACCATCGACGCGGGCACCACGGGCGTGTGGGTGCAGCCCTCTGGCGTGCTGCCGGCGTGCCTGAGTGGCAGCGGCGGGGGCACGGTGCCGCCGCCTGTGGTCGTGCCGCCGCAGCCGCAGCCGCCCGCCGTCGACCTGACGCCCGTGCTGCTCAAGCTGGACGACATCGACGCGCGGCTGGCGGCCCTCGAAGCGCGGCCCGTGCCCGACACGGCCAGTTACGACGCATTCGTGCGCGACATGACAGGCGACGGGCCAGACGGGCCGGGGCCGCTGCCGCCGCACGTGACTGACCTGAAGCAGCGGCTCGATGTGATCCGCGTGACATTGGAACAGCTGGACGGGTGGCTGCGCGGTCGCCGCGTACTGAGGTACTGAGCCATGGAAAGCATCTATCAGGCGTTCGCCTTTTCGGTCGTGCGGGCCATGTTGCTGGTGGCGGGCGGATGGCTCGTGTCGCGCGGGCTCGTGGACGACGGCCTCATGAAGGAAGTCGCCGCCGGGCTAGCCCTGATCGTCGTGACACAGGTGTGGAGCTTTATTCGCATCTACCGGCGGCAGTTGTACCAGCGGTGGCTGGTGCTGCTCGGCCTGCGCGACACGCCTGCCACGCCGGTCGGCCTCATCGAAGCGGAAGCGCGGCAGCGGGTGAAAGCCGGATGGGTGCCGTGAGCGACGAGCAGCCCAAGGAACCGGCCATCCCTGTCATCGCGCCCGTGCCGCTGCGCTCCCTGGTGGAGCTGCTAACACAGGCCGAACAGGACTGGCCGCAGAGCACGCAGAAGGGGGCCAGCGTGGCCTTCCGGGTAGACCAGCAGGGCGTGGCCGTGGTGGGCACGCTCACGCTGCACGACGACGTCGACGCCCGCGTGCTGGCCTCGCGCACGTATGACGGGCACTGGGAAGTGAGCGGCGCAATCAGGTGGTCGCCGCGGCAGTAACAGCCACTCACCGGGCGCGGGCCACCTTCCCCGAGGTGCTCCCGGTGCCCGCCCTCCGCAGGCTGGGCGCAGGCGTGGGGGCGGGTCCGCAGTCTTAGACGCAGGACAAGGAGAGACACATGGCCGGATTCGTGTTCAACGAGGGTGCGGAATCACTGCAGGACAACTCCATTGTGTGGGGCAGCGACACGATCCGCGTGCGCCCGGTCCTGGCATCGGCGCAGGCGGCGATCGACAAGGACGCCACCAGCATGACGGGCCTGGGCTCGACGGGCTACGACGTGACGCTGGCGAGCAAGACGCGGACGAAGGACACCACCAACGACCGGATCGTGTACGACGCGGCCGACTTCGTGTTCCCGGCAGTCGCGGCGATCGGCGCGATCGACCACTTCATCGTGTTCAAGTTCGTGTCCAACGACGCCGGCAGCACGCCGATCGCCAAGGTCGAGATGACCTCCGTGACTCCCAACGGGGGCGATGTCAACGTCACAATCAGCTCATCGGGGCTATTTTATACGCAGCAGTAGGCTTTTCTGGCCAATTTGCTGCAGTTCTGTGAACTGCGGAGATGTATAATTCTTGGCATGTCTAACAGGTTAGATGGCAAGCCAAGAACGTTTGCAGACCGATCGTGTAAGCGATGCGGGAAGACGTATACGCCAGGCGGGGCCAATGCGCGATGGTGCTCGCTGGAGTGCCGGCGCGGCACGTCTGAATGCAGGCAGTGTGGCCGTAGATTTATTGCGAGTCGCCACACGAAGAAGCTGTTTTGCTCCTCGGCGTGCTTCTACGAGAACGCCGCGCCAACTGGCACGGTCAAGCCGTTTGGTGGGTATCTGATCGTGAAGGTGCCGCCGGGCACACCCGGCACGCGAATGTACGGGGCAAACGGGCGTAGGTGGATGTTTCAGCATCGCTACGTGATGCAAGAGGCCCTCGGGCGACCGTTACGTGCGCACGAGAGTGTTCACCACAGGAATGGCGACAAAAAGGACAACCGTCTTGAGAACCTTGAACTCTGGAAGAAGCGATCGCACGGCGCTGGTGTGCGCCACGCCGACTATCACTGCCCTGGATGTCGATGCCACGAAGCGCAATAGCACGATCTCGGCGTCGGGCCTCTTCTACACCCAGCAGTAAGGAGACGAGATGGCCGCCCCTTCGATGACATTCGCGACGGCCGGAAATATCCGGTCGTCCGCTTCGCTTGCGGCGAGTGCGTCCGCAAGCAACAACGTCGATTACTCCACCAAGATCGAGGGCCAGGTCACGGTCAAGAGCACTGGCGGCGGCACGGTGGCGTCTACCAACGGATGCCGGGTGGAGTTTCTGCCGCGCTACGGGAGCACACCAACCGACTCCACGGTCCCGGTGCTGTCCTACACCATTCCGACCGTGGTGAGCACAGCGGCCAGCAAGACCTTCTATCTCGGCACGGGCAAGTACGTGGTGAAGGTAACGAACCTCGACGCCACGAACGCGATCACGGTCGAGATCACGGGCGACACGGTGGACGGGATCGCCTGATGGCTGGGCTGTGGATTCCGCGTCCGACACAGCGGCCGGCGGCGGGGGCGCGCATCAATTGGGCGCACCCGTTGACGGTCGGCCTCGGGGACTATTGGGATTGGGGGCTGGGCGACACGTACAACCTGGCCTACCCGCAGGATGCGACGTTTCCGGGCACCACGCGCCCGGCGCTGCGTGGGGACGGGTTCTACATTTCCAACGGTGACGGCGTGCAGTACGCACGGCATGACCGGGCCTATGGGGTAGGCGCGGACTTTTCGCTCCTTCTTGAGATGACATGGGTGTCGAGCGACAGCACGTACAGTTGCGTGCTTGCCGCAGGGGGAGCCGGGGGCAACCTGGCGCTCTACCTCAACACGTCGGGCGAGATCCGCTTTTTCACGCTGGCAGGGTCGAACGCGGACGCGCTCAATCGCCCGGCGTTTACCGCGAATGTGCGCCGGCAACTGGTCATCACGCGGCAGGGCAGCACAGTGCAGGCCTACGTGGACGGCGCGACCTCTGGCGCGTCGTGGACGAACAGCGGCAACAGCGACAACGGGTACACCAGCATAGGGTTTCGGCAGGTGGACAACGCCAGGATTGTCGGCACCTACCACCGTGCCGCGATCTGGCATCGGGCGCTGTCTGCGGACGAGATTCGCGATCTCGCCGCTGAACCCTACGCGCTCTTGACTCGGTGACAACATGTCGATGACGGTATGGCAGTGGGGACGGTGGGCGGGGGCGCTGAGCGGCGGCGCGCTGGCCGCCACGTCGGTCGTGGCCACATCCACATGGGTCACGCCGCCCGCCACGGCAGCACCGGGGGCGCGCACGGCGACGAGCACTGTGGCCACCAGCGCGTGGGTGACGCCTGCGGCCGCAGTCAGCACCTTGCATGTGGTGCCCACCACGAACCTGCTCGCGCGGTACGTGGCCGGCCAAGGCGTCACTGTCGCCGGGATAGGCGTCTCGCAGTGGGACGACCTGTCGGGGAACGGGCACCACGCCACGCAGGCGACCAACGGCAACCGGCCCGTCCCGACCACGGTGCTCGGGACACCGTCGCTGCGGTTTGACGGGGGGAAGTCTGTCGATCTGCCCGCCACGCTTACGGTGGACCGGCAGGACTGCGCGATCTTCGTGTGCTATCGCGCGCGGTCGCTGGGCGCAAGCGGCCTGACGCTCGTCCACTTCGACAGCAACTCGCTGGACTTGTCGCTGTACCTTGCCACGACCACCGGCACGGTGCGCCCCGCGCTGTACTCCGGGAGCGACAAGGGCACCACGATCCGCAACGGGCACGGCATCCAGACCGTGGGGGCCATCTGCTCGGCGTCGGATGTGGCGATCGTCCATGACGGCGAAACGCAGGCCGTCACGGCGAATAGCGCCGGGTCGTTCTCGGGCGGGTTCATCGGGAAGCGGCACGACGGGACCAACCACTTCGTCGGTGACATCTATGAGGTGCTGGTCTACGACGCGGCCATCAGTGACGCCGACCGCGACGCGATCCGCGCAGCCTTCGCGGCAGCGTGGGGCGCATCCTCCCCGCTGGCGGCCACATGGATCGGGTACGAGGGCGACAGCCTCACTGACAACAACGCCAACAGCAACAAGGACGATTCCTCCTGGCCGATGCAGCTCGCCTCGACGGCGGGGCTGGCGGCGGTGCCGAAGTGGTTCAACAACGCCGTCGGTGGCGATCAGATCCAGGGGATGCTGTCGCAGACCCTGATCAGTACCGAGCTGGCGGCCAACGCGCACTACGCGAACCGCGTCGTATTCCTGTGGGCCGGGTTCAACGACATCGGGACGGGTGGGCGTACCTCCACACAGATCAACGCCGACCTCGACACATGGGTGGCAGACCACCAAGCGGCGGGGGCCGTGGTGTACGTCTGCACGCTGCCGCCGTATCCGGGCTTCAACGGCACGCAGCAGACCTACCGCACCGCCGTGAACACCCACATCACGACGACGCTGGCCTGCGATGGCGTGATCGATCTTGCCGGGGACTCACGGCTCCAGACCCCGTCGGATACCACGTACTTTCTCGGTGACCAGATCCACCTGACGGCGACCGGCAATGCGGTGGTCGCCGAGTTGGCGCTGGCGAGGCTGGTCACGGACGGGTATCTCGGCTACGGCTCGGCCGCGATCAGCACCACAGCAGCGGCCACATGGACCGCGCCCGCTGCGACAGCCGCCCCAGGGGCGCGCACGACGGCGAGCACGGTCGCCACGGCCGCATGGACGGCAGCGACGGCGGCAGGCGCAAACACGGCGGCCAGCACCACGGCCACATCGGCATGGGCTGTTCCGGCAGCGACCGCCGCGCCGGGGGCGATTGCAGCGACCTCCATGGTCGCCACGTCCGCCTGGGCCACGCCGACCGCCACGGCGGCCGTGGAAGGCGCAGCGACGGCAACACCCGCCACGCTGTCCTGGGTGGTCCCGACCGCCACGGTCACGGCGGGCGCGGTGGCGGCGAGCAGTACCACCGCGATCGCGACATGGGTGACGGCGATGGCCGCCGCCAACGACGGATCGATCCCGGTGCCCGCCGTGATCCAGATGGGCACGATCACGCTGCGCGAAGCCATCACCGTGGGGACGATTGTCACCACGCCAGAGGAGTAACGAGGGGGCCATGAGCATTCCGACCCAGCGCGTGCGCGAGCAGACCACATCCATCCTGTCGATTCCGATGACCGACGAGGGCGGGGACGCCCTGAGCAGCGGCAGCCTGACCACGCTCACGGCCACCATGACCAGCCTCGACACCGGGGCCGCCGTGTTCACCGACCGCGATGTCAAGGCCAGCCTGACGGCCGGCGTGCTGGCGCTGGAGCTGACCCCGGCCGACCTGACGATGCTAACCAGCCGCAGCGTCGAGCGGCGCGTGGTCACGCTGTCGGCCACCTACGGCAGCGGCAGGGCGTGGCACGTCGAGGTGCCGCTGGAAGTCACGAACCTGATCGGCGTGGCCTAACACGGGCCGGGCCGCACTGTGAAGGAGTAGGCGTATGAGTGTAGTCGGATGGGCCAAGCAGGGCACCCGCACCAGCGGCACGGGCGATCTCGAGCTGGTCACGCTGCCGGGTGAGACGCCGTATCGCGGCAGCAATGCCGTGCAGTACGTCATTCGCACGCCGCTGGGGGCGTACGAGGAAGGGCTGGGCCGCGTCGAGGGCACCTGGCTCCGCAGCCGCACCGTCACGGCCAGCAGCGAGCTGAATGCGCTGATCAGCGTGCCGCAGCCGCCGTCGGGCGTGGTGCTGTACCTGACGGCGCAAGTCGCCTCGGTCAGCGGCGGCGGGAACGCCGGGCTGGTGGACGGCGATTACGGCGCGTTCACGGTCAGCGGCAACGGCACCACGGCGCAGCTCAACGCCGACGCGGTGGACGGGGCCACGCACGTGGCCGACGACAGCCTGCCCGTGACCAAGCTGGAAAGCAACATCGTGCTGACCACGTCCGAACTGAAGGACGCGCTCGGCGTGCCGCAGACAGACGGCAAGGTCTGCGACATCCTGATCAGCCTGTACGGCGTGGCCAATGGCACGTATCCGCTCGACGCTGCGGCCACGTTCCCGTACACGGTCAACAGCCTGGTACTGGACAGCCTCAACAACAACGCCACGGCGACGGTGCAGATCGACGGCGTGACGGTGACGGGGCTGAGCAACCGCTCGATCACGACCACCATCAGCACATCGACGGCGACGGCGGCGAACGTGGTATCCGTCGGCCAAGTGGTGACGCTGGTGCTCACCAACATCAGCACGACGGCCAATCTGGTCGGCAAGCTGCGGGTGACGCGTGGTTAGGGTCGTCCAGGTCACGGACGGGTTCCTGACCGGCGACGGCGGCGACGTGTACGGGCTGGCCGCGCCCACGGCGGCGCTCGTGGCCGATGCGGCCTCGGTCGTGGAAGGCACGGACGCCACCTACACCGTGGCGCTGAGCACGGAATGGGACGAGCCGATTCAGATCGACTACGCGACCAGCAACGGCACCGGCACGACGGCCGACTATACGGCGACGTCGGGCACGCTGCTGCTGCTGGCCAAGCAGACCACGGGCACGATCACGGTGCCGACCACGTTCCGATCCGGCACGCAAGGCTCGCGCACGTTCACGCTGACCCTGAGCAACGGCCGCAGCCAGAGCGGGGAAGTCGTGACGTTCACGACCGCCGCGCGCACGGTCACGATCACCGATGCGCAGGGCGGCGGCGATGCGCTGCCCACGCTATCGGTGGCTGCGATCGCCCCGGCCGACGAAGGCACGCCCCTGAGCTTTCGCATCACGGCGTCGGCCACCTACCTCGAGGCGCTGTCGGTGGCCTACGCCACGAGCGACGACACGGCCACGGCGGGCGTGGACTACACGGCCACGAGCGGCACGGCCACCATTAGCGTGGGGCAGACGCACGTCGATGTCACGGTCACGACGGCGCTCCGGCCGGGCGTGCAGGGGCCGCGCGCCGTGCGCCTGACGATCAGTAACGGGGCGACGGCGGGCGGGGCCACGCTCACGCTGACCACGGCGACCGTCACGGGCGTGATTGCGGAGACCGAGGTGGTATCGGGCGATCATGCGCTCTACGAGGCCATGACTGGCGCGCCGACGGCGTGGAAGGCGATCAGCTTCCGCAGCCAGGCTGAGATCAATCTGTACTCACAGGGCGGCGTGAACACGGAGATGATCTACGCCCCCGGAGCAGATACGCATCCCTTCGCGCAGGACGCCGCCAAGATTTCGATCCCGGCCTACGAGGCCACGAGTACGGTCCTGACGCAGGATGTCGCGGCCGACGCTACGGTCATCTTTGTCTCGGCAGGGCAGACGGATGGCCGCGGCCTGCTCCTGAGCGCCGGCACGCCCACCGAGGAATACGTGCAGGTGGTCAACGGCAATAGCGTCTCCGGCTACACGGTCACGCGTGGGCGCTACGGCACCACGCCACAGGCCCACACGGCAGCCACGTCGGTGCTGCGCCGGAGCAAGAACAAGCTGGATTCCCAAATCCGGCTCCGGCTGAACACCGCGAGCAATTTCAGCTATTTCGCCGCGGTGGACACGTTCTGGACGGACAGTCTCATGAACGTGCCAGACCTGACGTTCAAGCTGTTCCAGTTCAGTTCTCCCGGTGATCGGATCTGGGTCGAACCGCGGCTGGTGTTCTCGGGCGGCAATGACATCTCGAGGCCAGACGATTGGGACGCCGGAGTGTATTGCGGCGCGGTCGATGTCCGCACGTATGAAGAGGGCGGCGGCGTCGTGCCGTGGACGCCGACCGAGCAGCGTCACGGGCCGGGCCTGGTGCGCGTGAACCAGAACATGACGCCGCAAGTGGGACGCTTCGGCGTCAAGCCGAACACGTGGACGCGATGGCTCTGGAAATTCGAGCAGGTGGCTAACGATTACGACAGCTTTTCGTTCTGGATGGCTGACGAGACGCGCGATCCGGTGCTGATCATCGACGCGCTGCCGGTCAACATCGGGCGCGGCACCGGCACCGAGGAGATCGACCGCTGGTGGCTCGAGATGGATACGAGCAAAGAGGCCGACATTCGTGGCGACCTTGAGCCGTTCGTGTCCTACGTGCGCAATTTCGCCATGAACCGTGGCCCGCTCGGCACGGACTGGTCGGCTTTTCTGGTGCGCCCGTAATGGGCGGGAGACTCTGACGCATGGCCTACGTGCAGCATGTCCTCTTGACCTCGGTGAGCGCAGGGGCGGGTACCGCGAGTGGGGCCATTACCGGCGTTGCTGCGGGTAACTCCCTGGCCGTCGCGGTCGTGCAGTATTCGGCGGCCACGAACCGGGTCTACAGCGCCACCACGTCCAACTTCAGCGGCAGCGCCGACTTTTCCTCGGTGCGGCAGTACCTGCCGGGCCGTGGGGCTGCGGTGCTCGTGAAGCACAACGTGCTGGCCGGCAGCCACACGATTACGGTCAACGCCGACGCAGGGACGACCCCGATGCATGTGTGGGTATTCGAGTTCAGCGAGTACGACGGCACCGGCGCGACGGTGTCCGCGGAACTGCTCGAAGCGGCAGCCACACTCAGCCACACGTCGGCCCCGGCTGGCGAGATCGACACGGCCCAGGCCTCCTTCGTGCTGGTGGCTGGGGCGCTGTCCAGCACGGTCACGACCAGCGTGGCTGGGGCGACCTACGAAAAGGCGACGGCGGCCCCCAACAGTAACGCGTTCTGCCAGTACAAGGACGCCGCCAGCGCGCTGACGGACGACGCGGGCGCATGGACGACGACGGGCACGGCCCGTATTGCCACGTCGATCATGGTGGCGTTCCCGCAGGGCGCAGGAGCAGGGCCGCCGAGCAGCACGGGCGGCATTTCGATCGCGTGGTTCGGGCACTGAGCGCGCCATGGCCCATCCGCCGCTGGACCCCAGTTTGTGGCAGGAGGCGCTAGACATCCTCGACGCGTGCGCTGGCAACGTCACGCGGGCAGCCGATCAGCTGGGCTTGCCACGAGGCACGTATCAAGCGCGGCTACATCGCGCACAGCTCTGGAAGATGGAGGGCGGGCAGGTGCCGGAGCGGCCCAGCCCCGCCCCCGCCGAGGAAGCAAGCGACGCCTATAGCGCCTATGGGGCCGCATGGGCCGTGTGGGAGCGGCGACTGGACATCGCCAAATCCCGGTACCGCGGCCCTGCCAAGCGGCAGCCCGACCCGGAGCGGCAGCGAGTGCTCGTGCTGCCCGACATTCACGCCCCGCATCATCACGCGCAGATGCTGGCCGATGTCATCGAGGCCAACCGCAAGGCTGACATCTGCGTGGTGATGGGCGACGTGTCCGATAGCTACGCTCTGAGCCGCTACGACAAGACGCACCGCGCGCCCATTGACGACGAGATTGCCGCTGTCGTGGCCATCCTTGAAACGCTCAGCGCCACGTTCCCGCAGGTGAAGATCATCCGCGGCAACCATGACGCGCGGCTCGAGCGGCAGCTGGTGGCCAGGCTCAACGACCTAGAGTTCGTGCAGGCCATCAAGTGGATGACTGGCGGCACGCTCGACTTCGTGCAGGCGGCAGCGAAGCGGTTTCCCAACGTCGAGGTCTGCGGCGTGCGAGCCAGCGACGGGCAGTATGCCGACTGGATGATGGTGCTTGGTGATGTTGTCTGCCTGCATGCCGAGAAGTACAGCCGGGTGCCGGGCAGCGCGCTCCGGTCTATTCATGAATGGCTGTACGACAACGAGCAGATGCTGCGGCTGCCGCCCGACTGGCGCGTGGTCATCCAAGCGCACACGCACCAGCTCGGCCTGTTCCCGTATGGCAGCCACCGCATGCTGGTCGAGTGCGGCTGCTTGTGCCTGACGCCGGGCTATGCCGTCTCGCCGCGCGTGGGCGGGCGGCCCCAGCGGCGCGGCTATGTCACGTTCGATCTAGTGGCCGGCAAGTGTGACGTGAACAGCCTGCGCCTGCACTGGCTCGACGGATTGGAGCGATACGCCGATGCCGGCTAAGGCGCGCCCCGTCGAGGAGATGCTGGCCGAGCTGGAAGAACAACTGGCCGTCACGCGCGTCGTGGAAGCGCGACTGCGCGGCGACGAGCCGGACGAGCAGCTGCACGGGCTGTGCGACTACGGGCGGCATGCGGTGTACATCGACCCAGCCCCATCCATCATCCACACGCTGCTTCACGAACTCTGTCACGCCCGGTGGCCGTCATGGTCTGAGCGGCGAGTGGAGCGGGAGAGTACGCGCGTGTTCGTGGCCATGGATGCCAAGACGGTCACGCGCTGGTTCCGCACCTACCAGAAGGCCAAGCGACTGGCGCGGCGGCCCGTCAACGCGAGCGACTAATGCAGAGCAGAGCCAGCAGCGCGGCTGAAGCGGTAATCAACGTGCTGGTCGGCCTTGGCGTGTCCTACCTGCTCACGCTGTGGCTGACCGGGGCCACGCTGGCGCAGGCGGCGCACTGGTCGGCGTGGTTCACCGTGGCCAGCCTGCTGCGGTCGTATGCGCTGCGGCGGTTGTTTGCGAGGTGGCACTGATGGATGCGGCAGCCAGGAAGCAGCGGCCTCTTTGGCGCGGCGTGGCCGCCTACTTTCCGCTAGCCCTGCTCGAAGTGGCCCACTGCAGCTACGTCGGCAACGAGCAGCATTCGCCAGGCCAGCCGATGCGCTGGGACAAGAGCAAGAGCACCGATGAAGCCGACGCGCTGCTGCGGCACCTGCTGGACCGGGCACGCGGCGAGGTGTACGACAGCGACGGCGTGCGGACACTCGCCAAGGTGGCGTGGCGTGCGCTGGCGCTGCTTGAGCGCGAACTGGAGGCGGAAGATGCGGCTACCCCTGCTGCTGGCCCTGTCCCTGCTGGCCCTGACGCCCAGCCGCACCGGCCCGACGCTGACGGTGTTGCCCTCGGTGGGGCTGGCTCCGCTGGCGATCCGCGTGACGGGCAGCACGCCGCTGACGCCGGCTGACCGGCTGATTGAGATCGTGGCCGTGCTCGACGGCGATCCGGCCGTGGTCACGCACCGGACGCAGCACGACGTGGAGGCGGGCCGTGCCATGCAAACGGTGTCGGCGCACTGGACGCTGGAGGCAGGCACGTATGTGCTAGTGCTGTGTGTGACGGGGCAGGCCAAGGGGCGGTGTGTCGAGCGGCCCGTAGTGGCCCGGTAGGCGGTACCGTGCAAATCGGAAGCGCGCCTTCCGATTTTCATGGATGCGTTCGGCTACCTGTCAGTCGGCCTGTCGGCTAGGTGCAAGCCGGGGGCCGTAACGCTGCACGTAATCGGCTGCGGCCCCATGAGGAATACTGAGGAATTCTGAGGGGCTGGAGTTCCGGCCCCATGGTAGCCGTGAGGCCGGAATGGGCCATTTCTGCCCGGATTCATTGGTACGCCCGGCAGGGCTTGAACCTGCGACCCCCGGCTTAGAAGGCCGGGGTATGTGCCAGAAACGCTAGGAAAAACACAGGGGCCGCAACTTGTGCACGTAATCGGCTGCTACCGCCGCGCCCTGTCCATGGCCGCAATGGCCGCCGCCGCCCGTGCCTGCGCCGCGCCGAGCGTGTACCGGCTGGTGGTGGACAGGGACGCATGGCCCAGCA